AGACCTAGATGGTAACTACAAGTTGTCAACAGGTGCTGTAAAGGATGCTGCTCTTACCCTTGCTGGTAAGAACATCCCTCGCTTAGGTGAGACATATGTACAGTTCGTACACCCAAAGCAGTCACGTGACATTCGTTCGAACCCAGAGTTCATCGAAGTTACAAAGTACGCTGCTCCAGGTAACTTCATGCTCGGTGAAATCGGTCGTCTATACGACGTAGTATTCATCGAAACAACACAGGTTAAGAAGTTGGCAGTTAACGCTGCTTATACAACTTCAACATCTGTTGGTGTTCCAGCAGATTATTGGAGTGCTCCTGTTAAGACTAACACAGCCCCAGGTTCAGGTGGAAATCCAGAGTCTGCAGATTTCACTGCAGAAAAGGGTTACCTAACAACAGCAACTGGTAACGGTGCTGAGGTTTACGAATCAATCATGATTGGTGACAACGCATTTGGTCACGCAATCTCTCTCCCAGTTGAACTTCGCGATGGTGGCGTTCTCGACTTCGGTCGCGAGCACGCTCTTGCTTGGTATGCAATTTGGGGTCTTGGTGTTATCACAGACCAGGCTATCGTCAAGGTCTACACCAACTAGTTTTACCCTATGTCTGGGAGCCATACTCCTTCTTTGGCTCCCAGACATAACTAACTACACAACTTAGGAGAATAAACACCGTGGCAAATAAAGCAACAAGTCCATTGGATGCAACAGGAGTTGCAGCCGAAAAAGCAGCAAAACAAAATGCTGCAGAGTTAAGAAAGCGACAAGAAGAACTTTCTATCGCTAATCAGTTAGAGGTAGAGTCTCTTGAACGAGACGTTTTTGACCCAAAGAAGCCAGACACTCCACTAGTTTTGGATGAAATCGAAGACCTTGGAGTTTCAGTATCGAATGAGTACGTAGTCATTCGAACAATCTCCGATATTGATGAGATGACGTTTGGCGTTGTGAACGGGACTCCTCAAAGTTATTCCTTTAAAACAGGTGTTAAGTACCGTGTTCCACGGCACATCGCTGATTACTTGGAACAACTTGGTTACATTTGGCGGCCTAACTAAGCCGTCACAAGTAGTCCGACCCTCAACTGGTTCCCGCCCTCCTCCCAGTTGGGGGTTGGGCCTTTTGCGCTGTGTATTTGGCAATTACAGGAGAGAATTGCCACACCTAGTTTTGGAGGTTCCGTGGCTACACTTTCAGTCCTGGCTGACAGGCTGCGCTATGAAATTGGCGATATACCCAAGTCTTTTGTGTACACCTTTACAGCCGACGGAACTACAAATCGATTTTTAGTCCCATACTCTCCATTAGATGGAGCCAACTTAATAATTACCAAAAATGGTAACAACATATCTGATGATGCTGAAGTTGAAGAAGCAACTGGTTACATAGTTCTTGATACTGTGCCAGCAGAAGGTGACGACATTATTGTTGCTGGAAACTACTTTAAATACTTTACCTCTAGAGAAGTTGAACACTATGTTTCCACTGCTTTTATGGAACATTCTTTAAATCACACAGATTCGTTCGGGCGCACGATGACTATCGCTAATCTTCCTGGAGTTGAAGAGTATCCAGTAGTTGTACATGCATCGGTATTAGCGCTCTATGCATTAGCAAATGATGCAGCATTTGACATTAACGTGTTTGCACCAGATGGTGTAACTATTCCACGTTCTGAACGTTATCAACAGTTAATGCAGATGGCTCAGGCTCGTCAAGCACAGTACCGCGAATTGTGTTCACAACTTGGCATTGGTATGTACAAAATTGACGTGTTCAGTGTGCGTCGAATTTCTAAAACTACAAACCGCTATGTTCCGTTGTATCAACCAATGGAAGTTGATGATAGGTCTACTCCAATTCGTGTGTATGTACCTATCCCAACATACGGTGGTGCACAACCAGAAGTTACAGCGATTGTTCAAGACCTCTACATTTATGAAGGCGACGATTACACCTTCAACGTTGTATTTGATTTTGAACTTGACACCTATACTGCAACGTCTGAAATTAGACGGATGCCAGGAAGTTCAGCGCTAATAACCTCCTTTGCAGTTACAAAACCAGATGTAGGCACAGGAGACGGAGCAGGAATTCGTACTTTGCAGTTGGACCTGAGCGAAGAGCAGACTAGACTCCTTCCAAATACGTGTTATTACGATATTCAAATGGTTGATGCAAATGGCGTTACAAAGACATACGTAACAGGTAAAATCTTCGTAACTAAAGAGGTGACTATCCCATGAGCCAATATGTAAGACCAGGGGCTAACTCAACGACGTATGTAAACGACGTCATTAGCATAACCACGCCTTCTGGAACCGTCTCGTATGGAACGCCAGGAACCTCAGAAGTAGTAGTCCCAGACCTGGCCTACGCTCACACGCAATCAGTGTCTAGTGCTACCTGGACAATAAGTCATAATCTTGACTTCTATCCTAACGTTACAGTTTTGGATTCTGCAGGTACAATCGTTGAGGGCGAAATCGCGTACACCACTCGGAATCAAGTTGTTCTCACCTTTTCGGCAGCATTTAGTGGCAAAGCCTACCTATCTTAAGGAGACCCTGAGTGGCACGCAAGTACTTAACCCCCATTGACTTAACTAAGTTAGAACTTCAGAATGCTCGAATTCAGAACTTAGCAACTGCGCCAGCAACACCAGTAGTTGGTCAAATCTATTTTGATACTGTTCTTGGTTTTCTCCGTGTTTGGAACGGAAGTGCATGGGCTAGCACAAGTGCTGGTGCGCAAGGTACACAAGGTACCACTGGAGCACAGGGAACTGTCGGTGCGCAAGGTACTGCAGGTGCACAGGGTCTTGATGGCGCAAACGGTACACAGGGTACAGTAGGTGCACAAGGAACAGTAGGTGCACAAGGAACAGTTGGTGCACAAGGAACAGTTGGTGCGCAGGGAGCAGTAGGAACGCAAGGCACCGATGGTGCACAAGGTTTAGATGGCTCTAACGGTACACAGGGTACTCAAGGTACACAGGGTGTTGAAGGGCAGCAGGGCGTACAGGGAACCCAAGGAACTCAGGGAACTCAAGGAACTCTTGGTACACAAGGCGTACAAGGTACGGAAGGTTCTCAAGGAACACAGGGAACTTTAGGAGCCCAAGGTGCTCAGGGCACTGAAGGTGCGCAAGGTACTGAAGGTTCACAAGGTATCGAAGGTGCACAGGGTACAGAGGGTGCGCAAGGCACACAGGGAACTTTAGGTGCTCAGGGAACACAAGGTACACAAGGTACACAAGGTACTGAAGGTTCATTTGGTGGTATTACAGTTGCATATACATTCAGTAATAGCACAACTATGTCAGACCCAGGCGATAATTTTGCTCGTCTAAATAATGCTAACTTAACTTTAGTTTCACACATTGCACTGGATGATAATCCTGCTGATGGTAACTACGACATCTCTAACTTCTTACAAACAATTGATGATTCAACTTCAACCATCAAGGGTCACGTAAAGGTATCTAAGAAATTTGATACATCTGTCTTTGCACTCTACACAATTTCTGGCCTTACAGATTCAGCACCAAACTGGTTTGATATAGATGTTGCTTACGTATCTGGTAACGGAACCTTTACCAATAACGATGAACTTTTATTTACATTTGCTCGTACTGGTGATATCGGTGCTCAAGGTGCTCAAGGTACAACGGGTGCTCAAGGCGTACAGGGCACTACAGGTGCTCAGGGAGCAGAAGGTGCTCAAGGTACAGGGGGCGCTCAAGGTACAGAAGGTGCACAGGGAGTTCAAGGTACTGAAGGACAACAGGGTACTCAAGGAACTTTAGGTGCTCAGGGTACTCAAGGTACCGAAGGAGCCCAAGGCGTCGAAGGACAACAGGGCGTTCAGGGCGTTCAGGGAACTCAGGGCGTTCAAGGTACTCAAGGTGCAGACGGTATTCAAGGTCTAGACGGTGCTAACGGTACCCAAGGTACAGTCGGTGCACAGGGTACAGTCGGTTCACAAGGAACAACTGGAGCCCAAGGTACTCAAGGTACAGCAGCACTTTGGAACTTTACTGGTGCTTATGGTGTTGGAACTTCATACGCAGTCGGCGATGTTGCAACATACGCAGGACAGACTTGGTACCGCATCGACGCTCACGGTGGCAACACTGGAGACACTCCTACAGAAGGAACTTACTGGACATTAATTGCTGCACAAGGCGTTCAAGGCACTGTAGGTGCCCAGGGCACTGCGGGAACTCAAGGTACTCAAGGTACAACGGGTGCTACTGGTACGACCGACCCAATCACTGCAGGTTACGCCTTAACAAAGGCTGGAGACCAGGTCTCATTCGATGCCTTCTCTGCTACTACTGGTGCAGGTTTTGAGGGCACTCAATACACAACAACATTAAATGCAGTTACTCCAACTGCCAATAACGCTATCAGTCTTCCAGATGCATCAGGTACTATCGCCCTTACTAGCGATATCACAGCAACAATTGCTGATACTGATGATGTTCCAGAAGGTTCCACAAATCTATACTTCTCAGTACAACGTGTAAACGATGCTCTGCAGACTGTAGTTGTTGAAGGAACTGGTATCCAAACAACTTACAACGGTGCACAACAGACTTACACAATCGCTGTAGACACAGCAGTTATTGCTACAAAGGATTACGTAGATGGCGTTGCTCAAGGACTTGATGTTAAAGAATCTGTACGAGCAGCAACAGCCTCAGCACTTCCTGCATACACCTATACCAGTGCTAATGGTGGAACACTCACTGCTAACGCAAATGCCGCTCTATCAGTTGACTCTGTTGCACTAGAAAACAACGAACGAGTTCTTGTAAAGAATGAGTCTGGTGGAAATCGTGCTTACCACGGTATTTACTCTGTCTCCCACAAGGGCTCTGGCTCAACCGCTTGGGTACTTGTTCGTGCAGAAGATGCCAACGAGACTGGTGAAGTAACTGCAGGTCTCTTTACCTTTGTAGAAGAAGGTGGACAAGCAGACACTGGTTGGGTTCTCTCAACAAATGAGGCTATTACCCTTAACTCTACAAACCTAATCTTCACACAGTTCTCAGGCGCAGGCGCCTTCACTGCTGGAAACGGTTTAACGCAGACTGGCACAACATTCAATGTTGGTGCTGGAACAGGTATCGTAGCCAACTCTGATGACGTTGCAATTGACACAACCACAGTTGCTCGTAAGTACACAACAACAATCGGCGATAACAGTGCGACATCGTTCACAATTACACACAACTTTGGAACACGTGGTGTACTTGTCTCTGTATACAACGCCGCTGCAAACTATGAGGAAGTTGTTGTAGATGTTGAAAAATCAACAACTAACACAGTCACTGTAAAGTTTGCAGAAGCCCCAACAACTGACTCTTACGTCGTGGCGGTTATTGGATAATGAGTAAAAAAGCCTTAGTTCCAGTAAATGTTTTCGCAACCGAGAACATTCCCCTTGGAAAATATCCAGGAGACCTTTACTGGAACACAGATGAACGTCGTCTGTATGCTTTTGATGGCGTTTCTTGGCTTCAACTAGTTCCTATTGCTGATGCAGACCTTATTGAAGGCGGTAATGAAGCCGCTGGCTCTGATACCTACGATACAACTGCAGAAGGCGGAGATGAAAACGCTGGAAGCGACGCTTACACAAGTTCCTACGATGGTGGAGGAGTGACTCTATAACATGGCAGTACGCATACAACTACGACGTGGTACCGAAAATGAGTGGTTCGTCAATAACCCAACTCTTGCCGCTGGTGAAGTCGGTATTGAGACCGACACACAGAAAATCAAGATAGGTAACGGCAGCACTGCCTGGAACTCACTTGGTTATGGTGGACTTCAAGGTCTTCAAGGAACTACTGGTGCTCAAGGCGTTCAGGGAACTGTCGGTGCTCAAGGCACACAGGGAACTTTAGGTGCTCAAGGCACTCAGGGAACTTTAGGTGCCCAAGGTACTCAGGGTACACAGGGAACTGAGGGTACTCAAGGCACACAAGGAACCCAAGGCGTTCTTGGTGAGACTGGTGCGCAGGGTACACAGGGTGTACAGGGTGAGATTGGTTCGCAGGGCACGCAAGGCACTCAGGGAACTTTAGGTGCTCAGGGTACTCAGGGTACTCAAGGAGTTCAAGGAGAGATTGGTTCTCAAGGAGTTCAAGGCGTTCAAGGCACTCAAGGCACGCAGGGTACTCAAGGAACTCAAGGTGTTGAAGGTCAGCAAGGAACTCAAGGAACTCAAGGCACGCAGGGTACTCAAGGCGTACAAGGCGTACAAGGCGTTCAAGGAACTCTAGGTACACAGGGTGCTACAGGTACATTCGGTGGAGAGACCCACGAATATAATTTCCTTACAGACGTCACTAATACCGACCCAGGAAACGGTAATCTAAAGTTTAACAACGCCACTATTGCTAGTGCTTCAGTCATGTACATAGACAACGTTGACTTTAATTCAAATGATATTACACAACTACTTGCCACAATTGATGACTCAACTTCTGGAATCAAGGGAACAATAAAGTTTACTGAGGTTGGAGACCCAAGTAGTTTTGCTTTCTTCCAAATCACAGGTGCGCACACGCACGAGAGTGGTGGCGCTTACTACAGCGTTCCAGTTGCATATGTAACAGGAACTTTGTCTGTTGTAAACAACGACAATCTGTACGTAACGTTTGCACGTGTCGGTGACAAGGGAGACACTGGTGCACAGGGAACCCAAGGTACACAGGGTGTGCAAGGTGTTGAAGGTCAGCAAGGAACTCAAGGAACTCAAGGTACCGTTGGTTCTCAGGGAACCCAAGGAACCCAAGGAACTCTTGGTGCTCAAGGAACTACTGGAGCAGGTACACAGGGTGTACAAGGAACTGAAGGTATACAAGGTGCTACTGGCACTGGTACTCAAGGAACTGCGGGTACATCGCCTTCAGGAAGTGCGACAGTTTCTGACGTTCTAATGCTAGGTGGTATGTAACAACTCAGTACTACCACGATGTATTTGGCTATGTACTGCTGCTTCTAGCAACAGTTTAACTGGCTGATACACCTCTGGCTTTAGCGTGTAAGTTGCAAAGCGCATTTGGTCTTGCTCTTGCTTCATCCTAAAGTTAAACACATACCAATCTACGGGCGCTGTAATCCCACGTGTAGCGATGTCTTTTAGTGCTTTTTCTGCTCCACGTCTACTGACTGCATAGGCTGCACAGGACCATTGTTGGTATGACTTGCAGACGTGTTCTTCGTAGATGTCGTGTTCTTCTGGTTTGTACGCAAACAAAGAGTCATCAGGAACAAAGAGTGAAAAGAAATCCCAAGTAGGCAAAAGTTCTTGCATATAAAAGTTTGTAATAGTTTCAAAGTTTTTACTTAACACAATGTCATCCTCAAATATGAGGAGTACATCCTTGTCTGTTTCTAGAAACGTTTTGTAAGCCATCCAATTACTTGCCCAAACACCGACCACTCCTGCGCTTGGAGGAAAGGTCTCACCTGGCTGTGCGTAGTCGTAAACAGTGTTAACTTTAAACTCAGGATGTTCATTTATAAAGTCCTCTGCTTTATCTGCTGTGTTTAAGTACATTGTTGGTGAACCAAGACGTGGCAAAAAAGACATTCTCTTTAAAATACCCTCATAAGAACGGTTCCTTACTTCATTTCCAGTATCCGTATGAAAGACTTCAAAGGTAGCGTTGCTCAACACTTCTTAATCCAAACCTGATAACCAGATTCAATGAGTGTGTACTGTCCTTGGCATACCGCTAGGAAGGCGTCCACGCCCCTTTTAGGCTCATTAAACGGGTTTCCGTCATAGTTCCATAGGTAGTCGTCAAACGCCATTATTCCGCCGCTTTCTAGGACTTTAAAGGCGTTTAACCCGTCAAGGGCAGTCTGTAGAGCCGTGTGGTCTCCATCAATATAGATAAAGTTAAAGGTCTTATCATTAATGCTAAAGAACTCGTCACTTGTCATTTTGCATTTTACAACTCTTAGGTCTGATGTTCTAGAATCGTAAAACTCCTCAACTGATGTGAAGTCTAATGTCTCATGAGCCTTTTCTTGACTTCCTCCCCAAGTGTCTACATCGTGAATAGTAGTTATGTTGCGGTTGTTTAATAACCATAAGGTAGCGTCGCCTGTGTAAGCACCTACTTGAAGTGCTCGTAACTCTGTTGTTGGAACATGACGAAAATACTTTTCAACATCTCTAAACCAATTAGGAAACATTAAAATAACCTCATATTGTTTAGACATCCGTTGACATACTCTGGAGCCATTTTGTGGTCATCAAGCAGGTGCTGAAACAAAACTTTACTTTCTTCTTTACGTCCTACCCACCAACTAGCCACTGCTTTTTCAAATAACAAACAATAAGAGCCATAGTACTCAGTCCAACCTGGAAGTGGATTGTTTAAAGTGTTACCTGTAAACTGAAGTCCTAACTCTGCAAATGTGTAAGCCTTTTGCCATTCTTTTCTATATTGATAGTAACGAGCAAGTGCAAAGTATGCTTCAGGTCTTGTTGGCATAAACGCAATAGCATGATGCAAGGTATTTAGAACAGTGGCGCTTCTGTCTTGTTGTCTTGACCAACACAGCGCCATCTTTATCAAGGAGGTGTAGGTTAATAGCGGATTAGTCTTGTACCCAAGGTCTGCGGCTCGTAAGAAGAACCCAGCAGCAGAGGAGTGCTGTTTTAGTTTTTCGTACTCTTCTGCTAAAGCAAAGTTTTTTTCAGCACTTTTAGTGTTTGATGCTAGGTCAATAGTCAGTTCTTTAAGCCCCATAAGACAGCGCCTCCGTAATCATCTCATTCACAACGTTCTGTGGAACTTCAAGAATAAATGCACAGTTATCTTGAACTCCAAAACTAACAAGAAGATTGTCATCTTTTATTGCAGCGCCTACACAGAACTCAATGGCTGTATCAAGAAATGCAAATTCTTTACTAAGTCCTTTGAAGTTAAACTCTGAGTCCCACACCACAAGCCTGTGTCTGTACCTGGAGTCTTTTTGATTTAAGTAGTTTCTCCACAACTTAACTTCGTGAGTAATGCAGATATAGAACTCTCCCCACTTAACGACATGAGAACCTCCTCGTTGGTCAATTGGAGGTGTAGGTGTTTCTTTTACTATCGCCTGTTTGCATTCTGGCTCATTTGGGTTTGCCCACACAACTTCAGTAGGCATTGTCCATTTAACAAAGTGATACGGTTTATCTAGAACAGGCATCCAGTTTTTTTCACAGTAAGAAGTGTCTTCGTTCATGGGCGCGGGTATGCGCACGCGTGAGACCTCTTTAACAGACCATGTTTCTTTGTCTATGGTTAATTTACTATATTCCATTCGACCCTGACCATTGGTCGTGGTATCTCGTCTCACTCCTACTGCGTAATAGTCGTCGTCCCATTGAACGACTCGAATATCTTCTAAACCAACAAACTCCCAAATAGGCCTGTGTAGTTCAAGCATTTCTATTTGAGTTGAATTGATTATGTTTAGGTCTTTATCAAGTCGGCACAGGTAATTGACGGTTCGTAGATGTTGGTCTTTCTCAGGGTGCAAGTAGGTTAATGGCCCCCAAGGACTGAAGAACCTCTGGTCAGCCTCTGAAATGTACAGGGTGTAGTTAACTATTCTAAGATTGACAAGGATATCGCCGTCCTTGTCAACGTAAACACTGGGGTTCATTATCCCAGTATTGTCAGGAAGGGTATGTTTGACTATTAAGGGCGCTAATTTTCCGCCCTGAGAAACCGATTTATG